GCCGCATAAAACACTAAGAAGTGATGGACGATAGCAAGAGAACTCCACGACGATAAGGTCCCCATGGGTTGACCTCGAGAATAACGATATTTTGTTATTACATCATTACCCTGACTATCTTTTTCTTTAAAAAGATAATCTCTATCAACTAAAACTTTCATCCATAAATTCACAATATCCTTTTCAGGATTAATTGGATTCATCCAAGGTCGTAAGACCGAGGTATATAAGGATTGAGGGATTAAGTCGGTAGCAGATTTAAGGTCATATGATGCAATAAAATCATGATGTCTAGATGAGAATTCTTCTACTCTACCTAATTGATTAAAGGTAGCATCACTAGGAATGAGTTTTAAAATTTCAAACATTGATTCCTGTAATGGCCGTAAGGCCACTTGGGTCCAATAATCTGAAATAGCAAAAACTCTTATTTTCCCAGCTGCTTCTTCTTTAATAGCTAATTTACCCATTGAAACTTTTTCAACGGCTTCTTCAGCATTAGATGAAGTAAATGAAGGATCATCTCGATGTAAATCAGGAATCTGTGCTTTATAAAGCGCAGCAAAATATCTTATTTTTAAGATAAACTCTTGAACACCATCTACTCTAATGTTTCTAGGGCCTAAAGGTCCAGAACATACAGCATGTAAATATTCCATTAAAGGAGTATTTTTCATGTCATGATATAAAGCACTAAAAGGTGCCGACATCCATGAAGTATTATGGGTAGGGCTTGCAGTCGAAATTAAAGGAAGATCACTAGGATCTAAACTAAAATCACACTTAATTCTTTGAGGATTTATAAAATCCCAGAATAAAGGAACCGCTTTATGAACATTGTAAAAATCTGAGAAATCATAATTAATGACTCTCATATTTTCACCTTTTTCATTAAGAGGAGTGTTATCGATAAACTCTTTAAGAGAAAATCGAGGAGCTGTGATAGAAGAAAGATCAGGTTTTCCATATTTACCTACCAAACCTTTATATGAAGAGAAAAGAGATATTAAAACTCGGGTATATAATATATTCCCTTGTCTTAACATTCTTCTCATATTCGTAGGAAGGAAAGCAGGTAAACCTTTAATAAGTTTAATTCTTTGTCCTAACTCTTGTGTGTGGCTCATAGGATTACCCGAAATGTATTGTAAAATACAAATTGAAGTAATCTTCATTATTAAAATCACTTGGTTAATACCACGAGTTTTTAATAATAACGCGAATCGTTTACCTAATTTTCTGATGAATATTTTATTCACGGAACTGGATTTCATTCCCATCCAACCTAATACATGATTGTAATAGGATAAGATGAAAAGGTCGAAGTTTCCTTCAACGGAGATCATAGATTCTTTAAGTTTCCAACCAGGAATTAGGTCGAAAAGAAAATCCTTAGAAAATTTTTCAGTACTCACTACAAAGGGGGATTTTTGTCCTTCTTTAGAAGAATCAGGAAATTTTCTAAGCACACTCATAGGTGTATCCCGAGGAGTTGCAATGACATCTAACGAAGATTCATTAGACAACATTACTCGTAATAATTTATTATACTCACTTTCAGTAAGATACAATAACTCATTAGAGTTAACTGGATCACGGATAATATACCCTTTTTTGGTATGCTCAGCCCATGAAATATCTCTCGATAATTCATAGTGAGTCCGTTGAAATAATAAGAAAGTAACTTTCATATGTTAAATTGTGCTACGTTAGTAGAGTTTAACTATGGATGTAAAGGTAATACAATAACTTATTAATTATAAATTGAAGATAAATGACAAGCATTACCAAATATACGTAATGTTTTTCGATGTTGCTTATCCAAGAATTTGTTGAAAGGGTTGGTAAGACCCACATAGAAGTCCTGTTAAGGATATTCTCATGCTTATCAATCAAACCAAAGAATGGCTAATCTAGCAAAAATCTAAACTCCATAATATTTTAAGAAATCTAAT